CCTGGTATTGGTGAAGGAATCCAGTATTGCATAACTGGAGGAGTAAACTCTTGTAACTCTGAATCCTGTATATCTAATTCTCTATCAAAGTTAAACTGCCAATCTTCAGCATTTATCATGTTATAAAACTCAGAATTAGTTTTTGCCATTGGGTCGTAATCTTTAGCCACCTGTTGGTCCTCCTTGAGCTTGTGCTTGTGCTAATACTTGAGCGAGGCCTGGAGGAGGTCCACCTTGTGGGCCTGCTTGTGGTGGCCCAGCTAATAATGCTTCTTCCTCTTCTGTAGGTTCTTCTCCCTCTGCAGTATAGAACTTGTCTAATATATCTGACATGTTCTGTGGGTTCTTGCGAATCTCAATAGCAGCCATTGTTGCTTTAGGATTACCTTGTGCAGCTTGGGCCATAAGAGATTCAAACAATACAGTTTCAGCTCGTTCTTTATTTACACGCTGTTGTATTTTTGTTATGTCTTCTAGGCCATCCATGTTTTCTTGTAATGTCTGTGTATCGATAATTCCTTGTTGTTTTAATTGCAACCCTGTAATTATTTTTTGTGGCTCATCAAATCCTGCCATTACGCCATAGACTCTTCTTGTTGTATACATTTCAGAAATATCTGCATTAGGAGTATAGGTTTCTTTGTAGGCTGTTCCTTTATGCATTCCTGCTATAGGTTTTCTTGCACCTGAAAACATTACCTCATCATACTCAAGTCGTTTAGCATCTACTTCTTGTAGTGCTTCAGCTAGTATTCCTTGATACTCACGGACATGCAGTGATGCAGATTGGCCTAACTCTTCTAATCCTCTACCAGTAACAAAACTGTTAGGAGATTGTCCATCATCAGATACTGGGTACGATGCACCAAGTCTTAGGTGTCTTTCAAGTCTATCTACTTGTTGAAATAATTGGTATGGTAGATTATTGACCGGCTTAGACACAGAAGAACCAGGAGCTAAATAGTTTACAGCAAATCTACCTTTACGGTATTTACCGGATTCTATCTCTCCTGTGATGTTCGTCTCAGTAAATACTGCATCCTCCATTGCAATAGTTCCAAGAATATTTATTTTGGCCATGTTAGCCATAAGTCCCGTGATGTGTTGGAACTGGCTTTGCATTTGGTCAAACGAATATCGTTTAGCCACTACGAAACATGGGCCTGACTTTAATGGGTTTGGCATAAAGTCTATTGTTTTTTTATTTTCAGGCAAGAATACATAAGTACCTTCACTGTCCATATACTCTACAACGACTTTACCACTACCGGTAGAGTTGGCCCATCCACCTTGTGTGTTTGCTGCATTTAATAAAACAGAATAAGTATCTATTCCATCTCCATCATCATCAGCTTGTTCAAAAATATATTTCTTTGCATTAGGATATTGTTTCGCAAGCATCTCATGTGGTACTCGAGAAATAATAGCCATCTCTTGTGGTTGTTGGTCATTACCAAATATTCCAGGAAAACAAGTAAAGGGGTCTCTTAGCTGTGCATACGGATAAGGATTACCATCTTTATCTTTTTTGTGATTTATAACCCATACAATAAAACCATAGCCAGGTAACCATCTACCAACTTGTGGTAACTGCATATTAAGTTTTTGAAATCTATCATAGGAAGTTACGATTCTCTCTATTTTTTCTGATTTTTTTCTAGCTCTCTCAGAATCTTTTTCATTAAGTATATCTACTTTTAAGTCAGGAGTTCTACCTAGTTTTTGTGCGAATCGTTCTAACGCTGTTAAGAATAAGTTAGGTGCTGGTAATTCGTGATATTCTACATCTACTGATTTACCAAGTAAAGCTCTTACTGCAGCTTCACCACCATTCATGATGTCTCTTATTCTTGACCTATCTACTAAGGCCTCATTGTTGATACTTCGTAAGTAATCTATCCTGTTATATATTTCGTCATTCGTTAGTGACATTTAACTCCAATTATCTAAATCCATACTACTAGGATTATACCCAGTAAAGCTAGGACTATATTCATGTCCTACCTCTGCAAATCGTTCTTTTTGCATTCTTCTTATGGCTCTCATTGGAAACCAACTAGCCATTACAATGTCAGTCTTTGTACCTACAGATTTGCTTCTAGTTCTTGCAGAACTGAAATACACTAACTGACTTGTATATAAGTTTACCTTTTCTTGAGCCTCATAGCTAAGATATGGCAAAGAAATTTTTTGTTCTTGAAATAATGGCCTCATAGCTGTAACACCAAAAATAGGGTCAAATTTTTGATTCCTAGTTTCATGTCCTTCTAAAAATACGCCATGTTCAGATGCAAACTTTCTAATAGACTCATCTTGTCGTATGGCCTTTTGAAATCCGTTTTCTTCTATGACCCAGTGACTACATGTGTATTTGGCCCACCAGTCTTTAATAACTTTTAAGGCCTCGGGTATACCACCACCTAAATTGTTATGCATGTCAATAAGATATAGCATCCCTGTCTCAGCATCGTAACCCCATAAAACTGCAGCCTGGTATCCAGTTGATGCTGGGTCAAGCCCTGCAATTAACCTAACTCCTGCAGGTACCTGCCCAATAGCTCTCTTTTGGTCTCTACATGCTTCTATCTCTTCACGACTAAATAAACTTAGTCCGTCAGGCATAGCTACATTAAGATATACCATTTCAAATATTGCTCTACCACCTGTAGTTTCAGCAGCTCGTTTTCTATCCATTAACCATTTGTAAGTTCTTTTACCAGTCCATAACATACATTCTTGATGTTCGTCATCTGACCAGTCCGGTAAAGTACATCCTGTGTCATGGGCCTCTTCGACTATTGTTGACCAGGACTCGTTGTCTAAAAGATGTGAATATAAATCGTCATAGTGTTGTCTTGAGCCAATAACAACTATGGCTGTATGTTCCTCTTTACGACTTGACAATGTAGTTGTCCACCAGTTTCTAGTGTTTTCTCGTGAAGCAGGTTGCATAGTCGAACCATGGTCCTCGAGGTCGTCTGCAATAATGATGTCACAGTCTCTTGAAAGTATCTTGCCACCTCGGCCAATTCCGACCATGGTAGGTGACTTAATCCCAGTAACAGTACGAGTACCCACAGTAAACCCATTCTGCGACCACGCTTTTCCAGTTCGTGATGTTGGCTTAAAAGTTTTTCCAGGAGGACAGAGTTCTTCAATTAATTTCTCATTGTTTTCTAGTTGGTCTATTACAGAAGAAATAGCATTCTTAGATATCTCTTCATTACCTCCTACCCACAATATTCTAACATTAGGGTTCTTGATGATGAGCCACACTGCAAAATGAATTAGTAGGTCTGTCTTGCCATGTCGTGGAGGAGATAGTATCATCTGCTGATTTCCGTGTTCTATAGCATGTAAGATAGATTCAATCCATCGTATATGAAACTCCGGTGTTTCGTAAGGTAAACCTAATTCTGTTTCGAAATATCTATCTCTAAATTGTTTAAAATCTCTTAGGGACATTTCTGCTTTAGCAGGTAGTGTCCAGTTTTCTGCTTTAGATTTATTATCCATATCTTCTACCCAAGCAGCAAAGGCGTAACTGAGTGCAGCTTTAGTACAACCTAGAAGTTCTGCTGCATCTTTCTTTTCCATATCACCCTTAAGAATAATTGGGCCTAATTCTTTTTCTATTAACTGTTCATACACTTTACCTCTACGCTTTTGTACATTAGGTTGAGCTACGGGTTTACCGTCATGCTCTAGTTCATATACAGCACCGTTTTTTCGTGCATGGTATACAGCGTTGTGATAACTCTTAGAACATTTTTCTGAACAGAATTTCTTTTTAGGAGGTCTGAGAATGTTATGACATCCTTTAGCGAAACATACTTTGGCCATTACCAGGCCCTACATGACCAGTACCTAGCTGTTGTTTTATCTGTAGCTGTATCACATTTGTGTCTAGCTCTAAATGACTTCCTAGCTTCAGGATTGTTTTTACGAATTTTCATGTTAGGGTCACCAAACATTACTTTGACAACTTTTCCACCTTTACCTTTTACATAGACTTTAGATTTTTTTCTACCATATCCTGGTTCACCTTTACCTATAGAAGAGGGTGAGTTTAACTTAACTGATTTACCTTGGTATGTTGCCATTATTTTCTTTTTGTTTTATATAAACGCTTACTATTCTTAGTATGTTTTTTGCCTGTATGGATTTGTCCATTAGGCATTTTATGATGAGCACCTTTATACTCTTGACCGTTTGCTTTATATACTTTCATTTTTTCTTTTTAGGAAACCCTTTTTTCATATTGGCATACGCTTTAGGTGAGATAGTAGAGTTTTTCTTTGACCTACTTGTACCTGCTTTTTTTCTTTTATTTATATTGTGATACAAACCTTTTTTAGCAGCCATTAGTACATGCCTCGCTTACTCTTCTTCTTGGAACTTGACCTTTTTTTCTTCATGGTCTTCTTGTACATCATATCTCCTTAGTTTTTTATTATACTCTGTACAACCTAGGTTAGCACATAACTTATAAGTCTTAAAGAACTTGAGACTCTTATTACAAATTTTACAATCTTTAATAATCATAATTGGGCCATGATAACACAAAACCCGGTTCGGGGCCGGGCTGTGTGCAATACAAAGGGAAACTATGAATGTTAAAATCATTTGTTTCTTATAACCAATATACAACAGTTTTGATTTAAGTGGGTGAAAAAAATTATTTTTTATAAGATGCAATTTAGACAGTGACTTTCCCGTCCTAGCCGATGAAGATATCCTGGTTCTACTTCGGCAACTACTCAGTAGCAACTTGTGACTCAGTGTGAACACTGTCTTAATTACAATATTAAATATACATATGCTCAGTTTATAAGTGAAATAAAAAGATTTTTTTTATGGTAGGGAATCGGTTGCCCGACTCCTTACCAATGCACAATAGAAAGGGCTTTCATGTGAATGAAAAACCACTATATATAGTATACCTTGTTTAAAAGCAAGTACAATAAGATAGGGATTTTTTTTGCCTATCCTCCTGGTGAATTAAATCCCCACAAAATTTTATTTTATGCTATAGTGAAATTACACAAGCATGATAGACTCCCGACATTTAAAAGAATCTATCAGACTAAACATCAAGTAAGTGGACTTGTCGGCCCATGGTAACTAGCGTTAAAGGCTATTACTTCATATATTTACATAAGTCATAAAAAGATTTGTTATCGGTTTGGGAGGGATGACACAGGGTAAGT